TTTCTGGTCGTGTGTTACAGGCTAGATACTCATTTACCGCAATCCAATACCTGTTAATTCAGGGCGCGTATAACTTAGTTTCTAACTCACTTGCAAGTGTTCGGCGATTCTTATCGTGAATCACTCGGTATCATCAGCACGAGAGGAGGTGTGCCTGATACTGCGGAAGTTATGCCACTATCCGCTAGGCTGACACGTCACTTAATCACTAATCTTTGTTTAACCTCAATATGTGCGCCTTGCACCTCTTGGCCAGCATCAATCGCCATCTTGATTAGCTTCTTATCAACGACTAGCGGCAATGGGTCAGGCATACGTTTAAAGCCATCATCAATGGCGCTTTCGTCATCAATAATCACGCTAGGCGGGTTATTCTGTAATGCCACTGTGAACACTGGTGATTCAATCTTCATAATGCCAGCCTGTTGCATATTGACCAGTAGCCAATCTTTTACACGTTGAACACGAGATTCAATAGCTTTGCGTCTTTCAGCCAGGCGTTTTTCTTCGGCTTTGATCTGCTCTGGTAATGCTTCCATATTGCGAATCACGAATGCATAATCTTCAATCTTTGCTTGAATGGCTACGCTGTCACCTTCAAGGGTGTCTGCGATGGTCTGTTCATCAAAGTCTAGTTCTTCAAGTTTGTTTTGAAGTGCTAGACGTTCACCTACTAAGTTATATAAACTGGTCATGTTGTTATCCTTTCATCACGACTTATTGACGTTGCGTGATATTTGCTAGAATGGAATGTCATCCTCAAAGTCATCTGATTTTGTACCGCTAGAAGCTGGTGCGCCTGATGATTTGTTAGTGCGCCTGTCATTCACTGGCTTTAATGCCGCGAGCATCTTTGCCAATTTTTCAGGCTGTGTTTTCTTATCCAGAATCTCACTTGCTGTCAGTTCGCTATCAGCTTCAAATACCCCAGCAACAATTACACGATCAACATCATTTCCATTGGTCGTATTGGTTGATAGTTCACGTTGTAGCAATAAGCCAATACGCTTACCCATTAACTCTGGATAACCGTTTGCAGCCGCCTTAACTACTGACTTTGCTTCACTATCCCATTTTTCAAAGTTAATGCCGCCTTCTTTGGCTTCTTTGGTGCGTGTGCAGCACAAAATAGCCTGTACAGTTGCCATGCTTGGCAATGTGTCACCTTTTGAATTTACTGTGTACAAATCCAGATAGTTAGCAGTTGCGCCATCATCCGTTTTAATTGATAGGCCAAAGCCTTCTGTACCTTGCTTACTCAGTAGTTTTTCAGCGCGTGTAATCACACCAATATATTTGCCTGTTTCTTTGATAGCTGTATTAATGCGGTCTGCCTGTCTTGCTTCATTTGCGTTAAGTGTTAAGCTCATTTTTAAGTCCTTTAATTCGTTAAATTTAAATGTGTTTCCAGTTTCTACGTGTAACAATTGCGCTTACGCAAGTTCTAGATATTGAAAAAATACTTGAGATTAATGATTGATTTAATCCATCTGCAAATAGCTTTCTTATTTCTAAGACCTGTTGCTCTTTTAGCTTTACTGTTGGGCATTTTTCACCTGCCCTAGTAAATCTATTAATTCTCATGTAGTGGTCATCACCTGATGCAACTTTATGTCTTCCTTTAATCATCTTGTCGTCATTATTAATTGACTGCATAACCTGATTTAGATGATTAGGATTAATACATGAAGGCATATCACATGTATGCATTATCACTAACCCATCTTTTAGCTCACCTTTATGCAATTTATAAGATAATCTGTGAGTTGTAATATTTTTACCTTGATACCAAGTCTGCCCATATCCGTCTTTATTAAGACCGCCCAAGAAAATTTGGCATCCAGTTTCGCTAATAAATTCTGATTTTGAGTTAAGAAAATCTATAATTTCTGCATCTGTTCTCGGTTTCATTTAAGCGGCTTTCTTTAATTCATAATAATCAACAATTTTTTCATCAACCATTTTTAAATCATTATCTATATGCTCACTATCGAACAATGAAATAGGCGTTTTAACCGTGTCAGAGCCATTATTTTTTGTGCTGAATACATACTGTCCATTAATAACGTGGGTGCGTAATACAATGGTTAGCAAGCCTTCAATGGTTATCTTTTCATCTAGTAGCTTGCCTATTGTTTTAGCCTTCACCTGACCTTGTTCGCTAACATCGGTATGCGATAACAGATACACTCGTTTAAAGTCTGGCAAGTTAGTTGCCGCTGTAATCACATCAAAATAATGCCGCGCCATCTCGGTAAACTTTGCGAAGCCTGTTTCATGGGCGCGTGTCATAAATTCATTGGCTAACAGATACTGCAAGTCATCAATCACAATGATCTCGCGTGTAGTTTTCTGCATAGCCTTAATAATTGATTCCCAATTGTCAGAATGGTAGATATTGCCGCCATCATTGACTGACTTCCAATTAGATTTAAAAGGGAGCGGTTTCTTTACCGTTTTAATCAGCAATGTTTCTGCTGGATTCATGTTGCGTAGGCTGGTTGATTTGCCCGTTCCTGATGTTCCTAGTACCATTGTCGCGATGCTCATTTTTAACTCCTAAAGTCTGTAACTCGTGAATAAATAATTCGTACTCTTGCTGCTCTTGCTCGATCTGTGCTTGCAGATAGCTTTGTTCGTCATCTGGTATATAAAAATCACTAGACATATAAATTCCATATCGTTAATAGTGATTGTTTAGGTGTTAAACCTTGCTTACGGTATGAGCAGTAAATATCAATCAGTGAGCAAAGATAGAAGCCGGCCAGTACAACAAGCATTCCCAGTACAAACGCCCACATAAAAAATAATCCGTTCATAGACACGCTCCAACAATTAGCGCAAGGATTACGGTGATAAATGCCGCACCATGTACTAGCTTTACCTCTAAAGGTACTGGCTCGGTGTATCTGATATGTTTAACGTCACGCATGATTAAGCCTCGCTTATTTCATATGTTGGTGATAGCGACTTAGAAAGCGCACTAATTACCTTTGCATTTGCTTCTATAAGCCCCTGTATGCTTTTAAAATCTTCTTGTGCTGTCTTTATATGTACAACGTCATTTAATGCGCTTTGTAAGCTCACGTAATAGCGGAAAGCAGTCCATGAAACCTTGCCGACTTCTTTTGAATCTTTGCCAGCAATCTGCTTTTTCTGTAATTGCCAGTTGCGCGGTGTAATACATAAGCGCATTGATTCATCAATCATCACGTATGATTTGCCGTTGTCGTCTAATTCAAAATCTTTCATTTGTCATCCAATCTGCTAATACGGTTACAGTTCATCGTTGCTTTACTGCTGCCAAAACTTACATTGCAGTAGCCAGTAGGGTTGTTTGCCTGAGCGACCATGTCAGAGTATTTATCGTTAAAGTTAATGGCTGATAGCACACCAAAAAACGCGATTACTGCTAGTAATGATTCAATGGCTAGTCTCATTTCAGCACCTGCCATTCAGCGCGCTTCTCAATCCCATATTTAACTTGCTGATATAAACTTTTACCGAAAACAGATGCAGCTTTAGTTTGTTGCTGTCTGAACTCATTATTGAGCTTTTCGTTATTTGAAAAATCCATTGCTGTAAACCATGCTTTAAATGTTTTAATAAACTCATCACCTTTAACGAAGCTGGTATCAAGTATCGTGTCCCAGATCACGTCAGCATCATCCATATAGTCATCGGTAAGCTCTGCGATAGCGTCTTGAACTTGCTTAGTGTTATCCATTGAAGTGTGAACGCTCATTTCACGTCTAAACGCTTCGTCAGATATTTGTGCTATTTCAAATAGTGATTGCATGATCGTTATCCTTTTAAAAATTTACTGTACCGCTTATAGGGGCCTAGCTATTGCCAGCGGTGCGCCCTCAGAGGAGATGCTTGCACATCAATCTTTGTCTAACTCACGCCGTACTTACTAGCCCTAAAGCATCGTTTTCCAACTTTACTCATTGCGTTTTGTTTCGACTTGTTGCTAGTATGCTCTTACTCATACTTATTGTCAAGGACTATACTCATATTTTCTCATAAAAAAAGACCAGAATTAATCTGGCCTTAATTTATATACTACTTAAGGGTTACGAATTTAAGAGAGCCAATCC